AGACCGCATTTAATGCTGGTGCTGGTGCAGGGTTCTCTATCTGGAGTCCTGTTAGTGCGGATGGTCGCTGGACTGCTGAACGGAATCTTACTTTCTATCAACGTCTTATCATCGAGGCTGGTCGTATGGCCGCTCGTAACCGTAGAGGTGCTGCTAACTTTGTTATCGCCACTCCTCGCGTTTGCTCTATCCTTGAGATGCTTCCTGATTTCAAAACTTTTGAGATCACTGGAACTGTTTCGACAACTGGAGTTGGTATCGCTAAGGTAGGAACTGTAGGTTCACGCTTCACTGTGTATCGTGATACTCGGACTGAAGTTCAAAACTCTTCGCTCTATTCGCCTAACTACTACACCAATGCGCCTAACAGCGGTGGTGGTGTTGAGTATGCGCTGATGGGTTACAAGGGTTCTGAATACTATGACACTGGTATAATCTACTGCCCTTATATTCCTATAATGGTGCAGAGAACAATTGGACCAAACGATTTCGCGCCTCGCGTGGGTCTTATGACTCGCTACGGGATTGTGAATAACATCTTTGGAGCCAATCTGTATTACCATTTGATCATCGTCAAAGGTCTTGGAGTTGCGTTTACGCCCGGCAGTATAAGTACTTACCTCTAATAGATAAGTCACTAATACTCAAGCAGTTACGTCAAATCAATCTGAAACCGAAGGTGCCGAAGCACCTTCGGTTTCCTCGTTTATACATCACAAGCTTTTGTTTCTTCTATTATAGATAATTCGGTTTTTGGTGGAAATGGGTGTCTAGTCATTGATGTTCTACGTTTAAATATAAATTTTCCTTCTTTTCTGGCAACTGTGAAAATGTTCCAATCTGTTTTATATGTTTCCATGAATTCGTTTACCGTCTTTGTTTCTGTTCTATTGCTCCCATCTGGGAATGATAACCTATAATTTATTATTTTAGTGCTATATTTTATTAAATCTTTATGTCTATCTATTTCTTTTTGTGTTGGACCTTGTTCTTCTCTACGTTTTTTCAATGATGAGACTCTTTTTTTACCCCCTTCTATATGAACTCTATTATAAAAATCTAAATCTTGATATAAACGTTTCTTCGTTTCTTTCATTTTTTTCCGACCTTCCAACTGTTTTTCAGTAACCCCGTTTTCATATTGCTTTCTTTTACCAATACTTATGAGTCCCCCAACTTCTTTCTTTCGTTCATCATCAGCATCACTCCTATAACAACCCCCTCGTCCACCGTTTGACATATTGTAACATCTCTCTCTACCAAATTTATTTCTCAATCTTTTAATAAGTTTAATTTCCAATCTTTCTAAATCAGATGAGGTATCAATATGAAATTTAAACCAACGCACTTCAAAATTTTCTCTTCCATATTTTTCTATTGCTTTTTTTAGAGCTAACCCAGAACCCATGTAAGAAGTTCCCGGTGTCCAATAACGCTTACCAGCATATAATTTTCCGTTTAATTTATTAATAGTAATGTATAATTTATATTTCATGTTACTATTATTTAGTATAGGAGGTTAGGTTTGTAAAGAAACCGGAGTGAGATAATAGATAATTTTTGAGTTAAATAATATCAATGCAATCTTTCAAACAAATCTTCCAAATCCATGAAAGTCTTGATAATCCATACCCTTGGAAGAACACATTCAAGACAGAGGAAGTAGTCGATGATTGGGACGATAGCGGAGAAGAATATGCTAAAGATGTATTGTCCCCTGTTCAGATAATACATTTTAAAACAGATGAAGGGGTTCCATATATTTGGTATGCTAAACAAAATAGGTATGATGATAAAACTTGGGAGATTGCTTTCGGGCTTGTAAAAGAAACAAAAGAAAATGGTGAATATAAAACAAATATTGAAAAAACGGGAACAGGCAACGCATTTCGCGTATTTGCCACAGTAATAGAAATTACAAACTATTTTATCGAATACGATGCCGATAACTATGAGGTTCAAAATTTAACCTTTTCGTCGAAGGGTAATAACAGAACGTCATTATATAAAAAATATCTTGTTCCAAAAATTGAAAATTTTAAAATATCCTACGAACAACAAAATGGAGAAGAGACGGAAATTCATTTAAGTAGAATATTTTAGCACTAAATAACTAAATAATAACATGCCTATTAACATTTTCAACACCGTTCTTTTATCCGCAGCTAAAACTGGAAATCCACCTTTGATTGGAACTTCTCTATCAGCTTTTGGCGTGAATACAATATCACTATCAACAAATGATATTGGAATAGCATTCACCTCTAAATCTACGCTTCTTTCCGCTCTCTCAACTGTCAATGTTCTTGGTTCGGTATTTCGAATCGACAAAGCATACAATGGAGAAAGTCTAGCTCTTGTATCGATCAATGGAAATAGAACCACATACAATGTCTTCACATTCACCAATGGTATGGCATCAACAATTCCTCTCAGTGCCATAGCTGAAAATCGTGACGTATCAACACCAGATACCAGACGTAAGAGAAATCTTGGTTACTAATATTGTTTTCATCCTACAATGCCCGATGAGTTGAGTCTCATCGGGTTTTTGTTGTTAAATAGATATATGTTTGTTAGGGGAAATGTCTCTGGGAGTGAGGCAAAAAGATATGACGATACTTTTTACAGAGGAATTGTTGTGAAAAATAATGATCCTCTGAAACTCAACAGGGTAAAGATATTCATACCAGAACTCTCCAATCAACCGTTTGATAATTGGTTTGATGAATTTGATGAGATCAGTGTGAAGATAGCTGGTAAAAATAACCCAACCGATAATTGGAGCGATACTAAAATATTTGAAGAAATGGCTCTGGTATTACAATGGGCTGAACCATGTTTCCCACTATTCGGTGAAAGTTCAAATGGAAGATATTACAAAGATGGAGAAATCTCCACCATATCAGATTGTAATTATTCTGAGGGATTCCAAACCAATGATGAAGAACCACCATCTCTAGAAAAAGGATCATTTAAACCATCATTTCTTTTTGAAATAAAAGAACTCTCGTTCAGAGATGCATTCTCTGAACCACTTTCAAACTATACGGGAAAGTGTAATACATACTCCTATCAATATAGACCATCATCACACACCAACAAGGCAAAAGGGATCATAGGTATTCCAGAGGTTGGTTCCAAGGTTTGGGTGTTCCATTACCAAGGAGAGTTAAACTTTCCCGTTTATTTTGGGGTGACACAAGACTTCAGATGTCTGGTAAATATAAATAACACGGATAATGTCAATGGAATATCCAATACATATCCAAACGAATTTGAAAATTAAATATGTCAATTTATAGAAATAGGGTAGTAATAAATCAAAGGGGTGCGTCCATAACCATGGACAACACGACCAATCAGGAAAGTGTGCAGACATCACAACGCTCTGGAAGCAATACAGAACAAAATAATGTAGTCAATTCTGAGTTAGCTACCAACAATAAACAGACAAATATCGTTTATGATAAATTCGAAACTGTTGGACACGATGATTCTTGTTTCGTTGGCAATAATAGAACGGTTCGTGTTGGTAAGAACAATATAGAATTAAAAGGTTTCAAAGATTCCGCACAGATAGATGCATTTGAACAATGGAGAGAGACGTATCGATCTGTTGCGAATACCAATGCTCAATTTAAAATAAAGCGTGGAGGGTTTTCAGTTGTTGGTGGGGGCGATACAGAGCTTTCGGGATCGAGGGGCGTAAATCCAGTCCTGAGAAACAAACTTTACACCGTGGAAAACGTTTTTCATGGATATACAGGAATACCAAAGAGAACAAAGGATAGTGATGAAGTCGTTACTTATGTGACGGTTCCCGACCATGACAATACAAAACCAGCGGCAGAAACGGGAGTTGATGTTGATTTGATTGAAAAAAGCGCGGGAAGCGGGGGGTCACAAGCCCCGGGGGTCGTCCAATTCGGTGCTGCTATTTCCGCCGCTACAGAAAACGGAAGCTGGAGTATAAACGAACCAGCCACCAAAATAGATGAACTATCTCTGGAATTACAAGATCAATTAAGTGTTATAGAGAAACAGATGGGAGATGGTGGGGATGACATTGCATTCACCAAGAAAAATAAATTTGAGCAGATTGGTGCAACATTCAATAATTTGCCAGCACTCAGAATTGATGAAAAGGGAAGAAGCCAACCATTTGAGATGTTGGTGTCTGATAATGGTATATATAAAAATCACGATTACATACCACATGTAGAGGAAGTGGATAACTCATCAAACTTTCCATGTGGAGAAGATGTGAAAATCGCTGGAAACAAATACGTTCGAATAGTTGGTTCAGGAGGCATATCTCTGAAGACGACTGGTTCGTTC